TAACTGTTTTCCAAGGACGATTAAAACATTTGCGAGATGAGCAGAAAAGATATTTGAGACAACGCTATTGCTTGGAAGGTCTACTTGAGCAAGTTTTTGATTTAACAGAAGACATTTTACAAGAAATAAAAAATGATTGAAACAGTCCGTGAGCTAAAGGGAAAGATCCCGGAATTTTTATATTCGGAACTCGAATATCAAGTCGAATCGAATGGCGATAAGGATCTCATCAAAGAATTGCTCGATGAGGCAATTGCTTTCATAGAGGATTCTCAGCCGGGGGTGAGGACGGTTAAGAGAGGGAGGGATGCTGTAGTCACTCTCAACGACGAAGAGACCATAATAGAGAATGTTGAGAGGACGTTTACGCTGTTGAGTGAACCAAGCGATTATCCGTTCGAGGCCGGATATGAAGATGTGATACAAGGGGTGCATCCGTTTCATACTGATGATGCATTGGAAGCGAAAGGTCGTATTATAGAACCCATTTCTCTTGATTTATGCCCTGATTTTTTTACAAGCCCCGAATTGGGGAAAACAATCGGCGTGGACATTGGACATCAGGGCGATGACCGGACATGCCTTTATGTCCAACATGGTGGTCATGGGATAGATTGCAGAGTCTTTTGGAAACAAGACATTACTCAAACAACTGGTCGAGTCATTGAAGCCATTCATGATCACAGGCCGGATGAGGTTATCTGTGATGCGACCGGACTCGGGGTTGGCCTGATAGATGGCTTAATCGAGCATGAAGTGGATGCAATTACCGTAGTGACTGGAATTCACTTCAACGGCCGTCCCAGGGAATCTCGACACAACGCCTTGAACCAAAGGGCAGAAATGTTCATATTACTGGCCGAGAAACTTAGACTCGGAGTCATATCGATCCCCCCAATTCGTGATTTATTACAGGAACTTGTGTGGATGAAGTTTAAAATTGATCCTGCTTCGGGAAAAATTAGAATTGAAGATAAGGACCATTTTAAGAAGAGGAATAAAAGGTCCAGTGATTTAGCGGACGCCTGCGCTTTGGCCCATTATGGGAGCGCCAAAATAGAAGTATGGTAAATAAAGGAGAAAATGAATGCCAAAATTTATCGATCTAACGGGAAGAACATTTGGAAAATTAAAGGTAATGAAATTATCAGACAAGAGGTTGTCTGATGGAAAGGGGAGAACACGAGTTAGTTGGGATTGTCTTTGTGAGTGTGGGAAAGAAACTACTGTTCGGTCAAATACTTTAACTTTAAATAAAACAACAAGTTGTGTTCCATGTGGTTATGCAGATAGGCCGACTCCCAACGAGGTTGATTTATTGGGACAGCGTTTTGGACGTTTAGTTATTAAAGAGAGATTGGAAGCAAGACGAGGAAAGGTTTATTGGAAGGCCCTTTGCGATTGTGGGAACTGGACTGAGGCTTGGACTAATTTGTTTACAAGAGGAGAGAAAAAATCTTGTGGATGTTTACAACCGGAAGTGACAGCCAAAAGAAGCACGAAGCATGGATGTGCGAATAGAGGGGAAAAGACTCCAACTTATCTTGCATATATGGCCATGAAACGTCGTGTGCTTGGAGAAAACACGAAAGCCTATCAACATTATTATGAAATGGGCGTAATGATTTGTGATAGATGGTTGGAAGATTTTCAGAACTTTTTAGATGATATGGGAGAGAAGCCCAAAGGAATGACTCTTGACAGAAAAAATAATGATCTTGGTTATTGTAAAGAAAATTGTAGGTGGGCCACATATACTCAACAGGCACAAAACAAAAGTAACAACAGGCTTTTTCGATGTGGGGATGAGGTTAAAATTTTGACTCAATGGGCCAGAGAATTGAGGGTTTCTAATGGCTTCATCGACAACCGCCTTAAGAAAAATATGCCCTTTCCTCAAATCGTCCAAGAAGCTAAAGAATTCGTTTCCAAAAGATCTATGGCTCGTGCCTTTCAGCATTGGGGAGAGGATTTAAGAGAATCAGCATGAACCTCTTCAAACTCATCCGTCAATTCTTCTGCGCTCACAACGACTATCGTTACGAGAGGGAGAATCAATTATATAAGGTCTGTCGAAAATGTGGTTATCAAATGCAATGGGATTTGCAGGAACGCAAATGGATCAAGACAAAAAGGAGTAAATAAATGGCAAAAGAAACATGTGCTCGATGTTATTGGCATCGGCAACAGACGCCTCAAACAAAGGTCTGCAAAAGATTTCCCGCAACCGTATTTATTATGCCGTCTCAGAGTGGGGTTGCGGGGCCAAAAGGAGAGATGCAAACCAGTATTACCTCCATGAGTTTCTTTCCTCCAATGGCCCCGAATGATGGTTGTGGTGAATTCAAACCTAAGTTTGAAAAGGCCGAAACCTCTGACGGTTTACCTCACGTCCCCGATCAGGAAATGTAAATGCCGATTGATATAGATAAGGCAATTGAAATATTTAAGAGAACTCGCTCATGGCGCAGGACAGCTGCTTTGCTTAATTGCCATCCTTTCTCGATACAATATGCCCTATCCGCCTTGGGCTACGAGAGTGAATTTGGTCCCGGTCAGCCTAGAAAGTGGGATCTTGAAAAAGGGGTTGCTCTCAGGAAGGAAGGCAAAACATATGCCCAAATTTCAGAGATTTTGAATATTCCATTGCCGACTTTGCAGCGTGCAATCAAGCAAGCATTGAGAAAAGAGCTACGTTTATCTAAAAATAAATAAACTCTGAAAATTTGTTGATCTTGTGAGCCCTCTCCGGTAGTAACCGACCGAGAGGGCTTTTTTATTGGTAGATTGTCACATTGGAGAGTGCGAGTGCGAAAATAAACTATTTGATACCATATACGGAGTCAAGAAGCGACTTTTCTATTTTAGCGAAGTCAAAAATTGTTTTGTTTGTTCCGCTTGCGGAAATCAAGAAAAATAACACACGGAGAGAATGAACATGGCGAGAGGAAATGCTGATTTTATAGTTTCTAAGGGATTTGGTATCGAGACGAAGGGCGGCGAGAGCCCGGAGACTCTACCGAACAAAGACGCCGGGAGGGATGCTACCGAAGAAGAAGAGATGAAAGAACTTGCTTCCGGTAAAGGCCCCAAGAAAGGCGGTCGTAAAACAGAGGAAGATGATCTGACTATCTCCAAAGACGTGGATAAGGTCCGTGAGGGTGCCGAGAAGGACATAGCGGATACTTACGTCCAGGATTGTCAGCGCAAGGGCTACGAGAGATACAACGATGTCGTGGCCAAAGGCATTGCGGCCAACATCGAACTCAATCCCTACAACGTGGGCGAGTTTCTGGATAATGCTCAGGCGCACACTCAGACTGTTTGCAAGGAGATCGGGTCGGAAGTGGTGCTGAAGGGGCGAGCTAAAGAGGCTTATGAAGGAGCCAAGAAATTTGGTGGGAGAGTCGTAGAGGGTGCCAAAGAGCATTTCAAACGCAATGCCGACAAATATAAGGCTGGAGGCGTTTTGGCTGGTAGTGCGGCTGGTGGTGTAGGGCTAAATGTTGGTGCTCGTGGAGCGGCGGGGGCCATAGGAGCTGGAGAGGGCAAAAGAGGAGAGGGTGCTAAGGCTGGCATTAAAGAGAGTTATAAGGCAGATTGGGAAGACACTAAGCATCCAATTAGGGCCATAAAAGAGAATACTCTTCACCCCATAAAGAATAGTTCTATCGCAAGGGCATATCGAGCCGGTAAAGAAACTACCGAAAAAGAAGAGAAGTGTATCGGTGGCAAGATGGAGAAGAAGGGCATTGTAGAGGCGGCAAAGGGCGGTGTCAAAAGGGTTGGTGAGGCGATAGGAACCGGTCTGAAGGACATGAAAAATCGTCAAGCTTTGAGTCGAAGCAAAAGGGAGAAGACTTCTCTTGGTAGAGCATCGAAACTTGCCAACCATAATCAGATGGCCACTGGTGGTACTGCTTTAGGCACAGGCGCAACGGTTGCCGGTATGGCTGGCTATGGTGTCAAAAGAGCGTTGGAGAAAGACGAGGACTAATTGTCTTTTCGACTTCTCCTCATGTTTAATAACGGCGCAACTTCCGTGAATGATGTTGTCAACGTATCATCCGTTGACGAGATAGCACGGCGGTTGCGCTCTCCTTATCCCATACAGTTCGATGTGGCCGGGAATCCTCCGTTAATTGTTTCAGGAGACGTTCAAAAGGCTATCATTCAAGAATGGTATTCAAAAAAGGCAATCAGGAATTTGACCATTACGAACGTAGGCGGCGATCAAAAGGAGCAAGGAAACATGGCCGATGACACAACTCAAACAACCGTTGAGGCGCAGCCGACTAGCGAGACTCCGGTGTCTGTTGATACGAACCAGAGCACTCTTGATACATCGGCTGTTTCGACTGATGCACCTGTAACGGAAGCAAGCCCATTGGAAACCAAAGTAGTATTAACTGAAACCGTGGGAGAGCAGGTCCAAACGACAGAACGAACGTTTAAGGTCACAGGAGATCCGCCTCAATATGTTTTGACCGATGAAAAGGTAGCATTTACTCAGCCGGTCACGGTTGATATTACTCCCGATTCTACAATAGTAGTGAGTGATGTTGATGTAAGCACTCCTGAAACTGTTGCGGCCAGCACGCCTACAGTTCAAGTAATTCCTGACCCGATTCCAGAAACAAAAAAGGAGACACAAGTGGCTGACGATACGACTACCTCAGTAACCCCCGAAGTAGTAGCTCCGGGTGATACTCCCGACTCAGTTGAAAATCAGGTGACTCTCGTAGAAACGAGAATGCTTCAAAAATTCACTTCTTTTAAGGACCAGTTCCTTCAGAGTGAAGATCAAATCGAAGCAGTTGAAACTCAAATTCTTCAGAAACAAAAGAGATACGCATCTCTCTTGACTCACATTCATTCGGCCCTGGATGCTAAACTTTCTAATCTCGCAGATTTCAAAAAAGAACAAGTGGGACATTAAATTGTGGGCTTCTTACAGAATATAACGACTGCCTATAAGACATGGGGAAGACCGGTTTATGAAGTCAAATCGTTTGAAGACGAGATAGAGACTGCCGGTCTTCAGCTCGTTACGGGTAAGGGATGGGAAGAATTACGTTCCGGTCTTCAAACCGTTAGGGGGAATGAACCGGGCACTATATCTCCGAAGGTGGATGCCGCAAGGGGCCTGCAACGATATAGAGGATGGGTTTATCCGGTCGTAAATATCATTGCGAATGAAGTTGCGGCCGTTCCCTATTACCTCTATAAAGAGAAAAGCAAACAGGACAGGGAAGCGTTTGAGAGAGTTCTTTCTCACCCGATCATAAAGCTTTTAAAACGGCCCAATGAGTATCTTTCGGGCCGTCAATTGATGCGATATATTTTCTTGAATTTGGAACTCGCCGGATGTGCTTTTGTTAAGATTCTCTCTAATGGAGCCGGGAAACCGGCTCAATTAATTCCATATCCTCCTCATTGTCTTGTCCAGGTGGAATTGGGGACTACGCCCGACACTTTTATTAAAGGCTTTCATTTCTCAAATCCTCAGAACAAAATGAAGACCGAATTTATTCCCTGGAAGGATATGCTCTATTTTCATTATCCGCATCCTGAGAATCCTTATGTTCCTATGTCTCCCTTGCAGGCTATGAGCCATGCAACTGAGATTGACCTTCATCTTCAGGTTTACACCAAGGGATTTTTTGAGAACGGAGCCCGTCCTGACTTCGTGATTATTCCCGAAAAACAGATAGGGAAAGTAGCGGCTGAGAGAGTAAGCGAAGGATGGATGGCTCGCTTCAGAGGACCGGGGAAAAACTTCAAGCCTGCGGTCATGAGCGAGAATGTCAAGATTCAACAGCTTTCGATGAGCGCCCATGATTTTGAATTTTTGTCGATGGCGAATTGGACAAAAGAAGTAATATTAAGTGGTTACGGTGTTCCCGAAGCAATGCTAGGGATTATGGGAGAGAGCAACAAGAGCGCATCCCTTAACACTCAGAATATCTTTGCGAAGAACTGTTTGAGCCCTCGATTGAGAATGTTTGAAGACTGTATCAATGCTCAATTGGTGACTCGTTATCGAAACCTCGATGGATATGAGTTTGAATTCGCAAACGCTCTTGCGAGAGACGATGAATTTGAATTAAGCAAGAATCAGACCGAGTTGTCAATCGGGCTTGTGACCCTTAATGAAATAAGAAGAAGAGAAGGTGTGAAGCCCTTTAAGTCTCCGTTAGCCGAAGTCCCGTGGGTTGGAGGCCAGCCGTTACCCGGAAATAGTGAAGAGGCTGACAAGTTATGGAAAGATTTCCAGAGTCCGCCTCAACCAATGGGCGCAGTTCCAGGAGAAGAAAGTAATGCGCCGGAAGACCAAGGAAATCACGGTGTAGAAGGGGGAAGGCCAACTGGTCAAGCCCTAACGACTTTGGTGAATCAAGCTCTACAAAATTCCCGACCGGCTCTTTCAGCTCTTCTTTCCGCTTCACGAGGAAGAAGAGGGGGATTGGCAGGTCTATTAGCGGCTCATTCCGACGAACCGAGTATTCAAAGCCTTTTGGGTCAAGAGCGTTCAAGGGATATGGGCCTTACAAGGCTCTTAACCAAGGCCATTCGAGATTACGCTCTAAAGGAATATGGAGAAGAGGAAGATAAACTCTATTTCGATATTATCGAAGATTACTTCTCTATTATTGTTCCCTTAGAAGAATCATTTGCGGAAGAGAGCGGCAAGTTCTTCGTTCAAAAAGGTATTGAAATCGCGGATATCGTAACAAAGAACTTCTCAAAGTTTACGACCAAAGGCAGCACGTTTGATATAGATGAAAGCGTCTTGAGAGAGGATTATATTTCTCAGGCATCTTCATTTGTTCATAAAGCGGTTGAGGCCGGTTATCAGAGTGGTTTCCTAATGGTTCAAAAGTCGGGCTTTAATGATTTCGATCCGCCCGATGTTTACGAAAAAGAAAGCTTGCGAGCGGCTGGAAAGTTTCTCAACAGAAGCGCCGATCTCAAAGTGGTAAGCACTAAGAGGGCCCTTACAGAAATCATTCGAGAGGGCCTTGATAAAGGTCTCGATAGTGATGCAGTTGCGGAGATGATTCAAAAGAGATTTGAGGACATAGGAACGAAGAGGGCCGAGATGATTTCTCGGACGGAACTGGCTGCTGGAGCCTTTGCCGGTGTAGATGCCAGCTATAGAACAATCAATAAAGACTCAGGAAAAATTGTAGTCAAACGATGTTCTTTGCTGCCGACTCTCGGAGAGCGCACTTGTAAAGAGTGCAACAGCGAGAAAGGCCAGACAATCGTTGACTATGTTGAGAATAAAACATATCTGGAGATGCCGCGCCATCCATATTGTGCGTGCTTGGCAAAGCCGGAAATGGAATAAAAGAACGATTTCAACGTCTTAAATAACTCCGGTCACATGACCGGAGTTATATCGTATACAGGAGAACGAACATGGCACGCGGAAAAGCCTCTTACTCAGAAATGGATTCCTCTAATGGCTACGATATGGAACAGTTTGAGCATGGACTTTCTCAAAAACCCAACGCTAAAGAGGACGTAAATTGTTATCAAATCGCAGAAATGCGTGCCAAGGCTATGAGTGACGATGTTGAAACCGTTACTAAGGGTATGGTGTGGAGCAATACGGTTGAGACCAAAGATGGGGGCACTCAGACTTATGGTGGCGGTTATGACGTTCTCCGCAAAAGACCCGACGATGCCTTTTCATTTGGACGTACTAAAGAGGGCAAGAAGAAATTGGCCGAGATGCGTGAGAAGAATGAACTTCGTCAAGACAAAAGACGTGTCGGCTATCGTGATTTGAATGACGAGGAATTAAGCAAAGCGTTTGAACCGAAGAAGTCTGAGATACCTAAACCCAAACCAACTCCCGTATCTCAAGGAGAAAAGGTTGTTTCTCAGGCAGCGAAGAAAAGCAAATTAGGTCGAGGAGCCAAAGTCGCTCTCGGATTAGGAGCTGGCGCTGCCGCTTTAGGCGCAGGCGCTTATCTCCTTGGTCGTAAAAAAGAAGAAAAAGGCATTTCCAAGAAGGGTGAATTTGCTTCGGGCAAAACCATCGAAGTGAAGAAAAAGGGCATTTTCTCAGGCGACAAGTTTGCCAAAGCAGCAAGCGCAGCCACAAAAGAAGCTGTTAGTCGTGCCGAGAACCTCAAGAAATATGGAACATCGGCCACAAGTGAAAAGGAACTTCCTAAAAGATTTCGTGAATTAACCGACAAGTTGAAAGAGAAAGGATTGGTCCCCGGAGATCCTTCGTTGAATACCGCTCCGTCTACTTCTCCGCAACATGACTTTGAGCGTGGAGTAGCGGCTCAGCCTGCCCTCAACCCGGATAGGATGAAGGTGAAAGAACTTGAAGGCCCTGAAGTCGTGGTCAAGGGCGGCACTATATTCGGTAAGCCCGAAAGTGAAGTGGTGAAACACCCCGGAGCATTTAAGGCCAAAGCGGAAGCAGCCGGTATGGGCACGGAAGAATACGCTCATCATGTTATGTCCGATCCCAAGGCGGATACTGAGACAAAACGACAAGCCAATCTCGCTATAAACTTTTCTAAAATGCGGCATAGTAAAAAAGAAGAGAAAGGTGTGCAAGGAAATGCCGGGTTTGGCGCTCCTGCGAATTCCGGTTTCCAAATGCCTAATTCTATGGTCGCAAATCCCGGAGACTCAAACTTGAATCGTAGTTATAACGGCAAAACGGATACAGTGACCCCCGCTGACTCTGTTGACACCGAAACCAAAGGCATAGTTGGAGATGTGTTGGAACATCTACGTCCCATAGGCAACTTGGCTGATGATGTGGCTCAGGCGGGTGTTCGTAAACTCAAGAGGGATGAGAATAGTCCCGATGTAAAAAAAAACTATGAAGAGTTGGAAGGGCCGACAACTGTGACCAAAGGCATTTTATCTGCCATTACTCCCACTAAACAAATGGCCAAGGCCGGTCTACGTGGCGCTATGGGCGGCGCTGCTACTGGTGCGGCCACAGGTGCATTAAGCTCTCCCGAAGATAGAGTGCAAGGTGCCTTGAGAGGGGCTGCGATAGGCGGCTTGAGTGGTGGGGCACTTGCCGGAACAACTACTCATATCAATGAGAAGAGGGCTGTAGAGGCCATTAAAGCGGCAAGATCGGGCCAGAGAGTTCCGGGAGCAAGACGAGCGGCGGTTCAAGCTAGAGGTAAGGTCGCAGATACGGCTCAGGCTCAGGGGATGATTGGCGGCGGCATAATGGGAACGGCCAAATTGGATAAACCCGAAGATCCTTACGGATATAAGGAATTTGATGGTCCTGAAGTTGTGACTAAGGGCAGTTTCAAAGAGCGTGCATTGCAAGAATTAGGACATGTAGCACACGATTTTCATAAGTCCTGTGGTGTAGGCGCTGCGATAGGCGGTGTTACGGGAGCTGCTTCCGGCGCTGCTAGTGCGCCGGAAGGCGGTAGAATAAGAGGTGCTTTGGCGGGAGCTGGTGAAGGAAGTGCGGCTGGAGTTGCTGCAACCTTAGGAACGGGTGCTCTCTTGAGGCATTCAAAGAAAATCAAAAAACTTGCTGCTCGTGATGCGGATTTAGCTGGTCTTGGCATAATAACCGGCATAGGGTCTGCTGGAGCGGCTGCTGGTGGTCGTGCCGGTAAAAATACTCCTGAGAAATTTTATGATTCTGAGGGAGAGCCTTATTACGTTCGCACAAAGGGGCTTGCCGATAGAGATTACATGAAAGGCGATGAATTCCATACTGAGATGGGTCCAAGTGAATTGGTTCGGCGTGAACTCAATAAGGCAGGTCGAAAAGTTCAACTTAAAAGAGCGGCCAAACTTGCTATACCTGCGGCTATAGGCGGAACTGGCGTTTATTTCCTTAAGAAAAAAATAGAGGAGAGTCGAAATCCCAAAGAAGAAAAGTCTCTCAAGTCGCACCTATTGACCGCTGGAGCGGCTCTCGGAATGGGGGCTGTCTTAGGCAATCAGAAGGGCAAAGAAGAAGGTAGAGAGCAAACTAAGGCCGAATTTAGACAGATGAGCCCGCAGGAACAACACGCTTTCAAAGATCCCGCCTATGAGGAGAAGAGAAAGAAGTCTCAGGAGGATAAAGCTGAGAGAGCGGCTCGCCAAGAAGAGAAAATGGAGAGGGAGCAATTGAAGCCGATGGGCCATGTTCCCAAAGTGGGAACTCCCAAAGTCGGCAAGTTGAATATTAAGGATAAAAAGTAGATGGCTCAAGTAGCAAAAAGCAGCATGGAGATAGACGGCCCGAAGGTTACTCGTGATTTTGGAACGATTCTCAACGTGGTAGACCCGAAAGCACGCACTTTTGAGGCCATTACATCCACTCCCACGGTAGATAGGGACATGGAATTCGTTCCTGTGTCGGCTTTTGTCAAAAGATTGCCGATTTATATGGAAAATCCGGTCCTTTTGCTTGGTCATCAGCACAAAACTACCCGTGACAGCCTTCCAATAGGCCGCTGTATTGCAATTGAGCCCCGAGAAGAGGGTTTATGGGCGAAATTCTACCTTGCTACGACTCCCGTAGGCGAAGAATGCCTTACTTTGATCAATGAAGGATGTCTTAGGGGCCTCTCAGCCGGTTTTGTGCCGGTAGATTACGTCAAAGATCCTCATGATCACCTTTTACCGCCATATTTACAGAACAAAGGACTTAAAAAATACTATAAAGAGGTCGAATTAGTCGAAATTTCGCTACTTTCTATACCTTCTAACCGTGAAGCTCTCATAACCTACGCTCAGAAGGGCAATAAAGTCGCGGATATGGTCATGAAATCCTACGAAGGACAGGATGTTACACCGATAATCAAAGAATGGCTCAACCCGAAGAGCTATTTCTTCATTGAAAGTGTGACAAAGGGCGTAGGAATGCCCGATAAGGCCATTGCAGTCTTCGATTTGGACGGCACTTTGGCCAATGTTGAACATAGAATTCATTTGATTGAGAAAAAAGATCCTCAAAAGGGCGACTATGACGCCTTTTATGAGGCTTCCGTCAAAGATACTCCCAATCAGGAGATCATAGATCTGTGCAATAAGTGGGCAAGCAGCCATGAAATCTATATTGCTTCCGGCAGGTCGGATCAGGTAAGGGAGCAAACCGAGAAATGGCTTCATGATCATGATGTTCATTATGACAAATTGTTGATGCGACCTGCTGATAATCGCCAAGATGACGTTGATCTCAAGAGAGATTGGGTTGAATCCGGCGAAATTCCCAAAGCCCGAGTGGAAATTGTTTACGAAGATCGACCTAAAATGGTTGAAATGTGGCGTGGGTTGGGGATGGATTGCCGACAAATAGTAGATGGTCTTGAAGAGTCTCCTGATGTGCCTATTGTCTGGAAGGGCTTTGTGACGAAACTCTTCAATTGGGATGAATCGGAACATCCTCGTGCAAAGGACGGCGAATTCACTTCTTCCGGTAGTAGCTCTACGCCTATTATCGGTGGTCATTATGATCCGAAAGATGAACAAGTCAATCGAAAGCTCGATATCATTCTGGCGAATCAAAGAAGGGACCGCCAGGACATTGAGGAAATCAAAGACAAGGACTCATGGGGCAATTGGGCAAAGGGCTGGATTGTCAAAATAGGAGTGGTTACGGGTCTGTATTATGGGATTAAACATGCGGCCAAAGATCCCAAAACGCAAGAATGGGTTAGTAAAAAAATCAGCAATTGGTTGAAGAACAATGTCATTAAAGAACTTGGTCCTTTAGATGCAACTGATAAACTTCTTGGAATCTTGACTCTCACCAAAGCGGCTCTATCAAAGGCCGAATCTATTGGGGCAACGGAAACTGAACAATATAAGAAACTTAAAACTTTTTACGACAAGATGGTTCATGAATTAAAAAACTCCGGTCACATGACCGGAGTTATTGAAACCAAAGAAATGACTTCTGGGGAATTTGTTGAAAGTGAGCATCCTCGTGCCGAAGATGGTAAATTTGCAAAAAAGAACGAAGGAGAAGTTTCTCAGCCAAAACAAGATAAGATTCCAAAATCTAATAAAAAGACGGTAAATAAACCTGATTTTTTTGACGATCCTAAATATAAAGACATGCCGACTACTCGACCATCCAGTGTTTTAGAAATGGCCCTTCACGCAGGAGTGGTCATTGGGGCTGGAGCCGGGAGTCTTGCTCTAATGGGCAAAAGTAAATCAAATATTGTAGGAGGAGCCGACGTCTTACTTGCTCTTGGGATAGCAGGAGCAAGTCAAATGGGTTACGTTATTTTGCGTGATAGTGACATCCTTAAGTCTTCCGAGAACCTTCAACAGGCCCAAGTGAGGGCCGATGATGTTGTGAAGGCGTGTCCAAAGCCGAATCCTAATAAAAAAGCTTTAACAAATATCATTAATCTTCAGGTGGAGAATCGAGTTTTCGAGGATTCAAAGAGGACTAAATTCCAACAGCAAATCATTGATTACGTAAACAGTGATGAGTTCAAGAAAGATTTGGCGAAGAAATTTGGACATCTTCCTGAAGGTGGAACGGCAAAGGTCGTTCTCTTAAGCCATACTCAATTCAATGTTTTCAATGTGAAGAATATTCTCAACAATAATTTTTGCTACTTTGTGGGAACGGACACGATTTATATCAATGCCGGAATTCATGAGGATTTGTCTCGGGTAATTGGAGATGAATTTACGCCTCGTGAATTACTTATGCACGAATATGCTCATTCAATCACCATGAAACATGATGAGGTTCAGCAACGCCATTTGAAGGAATATGAGGGTGTCTGTAAAGGTCTTATTGGAAAGGAAATTGATATTCCCACGGGCTTAAAGTTACCCGACAAATGGGAGTTTCCTTCAGAAGAAAAGCCGTGGGGAGAAACAGTTCAGGTTGATCCGTTTGGAAACATGACGGCCGGAAGACAGAAATTTAAAGTTGTCGATTACAAAATGACTGATGTAGACGTGGTGCCAGAATTAGAAAAAATTAAAAAATTATGGCCTGATGAAGTGGATGCGGCCCTTAAGAATATAACGAGTTCTCGACATAGGGGAGCAGTCTTTACAGTAGAAGATTCGGAGGGTCATAGAAAAGAATTTCATACGGATGGTATTTTGGAAGTGCAACATTACTATGGTCAATTCGCCTCTCAAGGAGACGATCCCATGAAGGATATTGCCTTGAATGCGATCAAAATAGGCAATTTAGATCATAGAAGGGTCTATGGAATGTCGAATTTGTCAGAATGGATCAGTGTAAAGGTTGAGAAGGGAGAAAAAATTTGAGTTCACTATTGGAAAAAAATATTAATGATTTAACTCCCTTTGAAAAGAAGATTGTCACTTTCTTGGCTCCTGATGTGCTTTTTTACAGTCTTCAGTATATGAATAAATTTGAGAAGATGCAACGCAAAGGGCTTAGTGACCTTTATAAAATTGCTACTAAAGAAATGACTGCTGAAGAGTTCGTGGAAAGTGAACATCCTCGTGGTGCTGATGGTGAATTCGTTAAGAAAAATGAAGCAGGCGCACCGGCCGGTCCTCATCCCACCAAAGGCGCATGGGGCGGCGCTCGTAAGAATGCCGGTCGCATGACCAATGATCCTGTGGCTGCCAAAGAGAAACTTGTCGCTCAATGGAAAGAAGAAAATCCCAAAATCACTGAGGAAGAAACTCGGCAAAAACTCATAGACTATGCTTTGGAAAAACAGAATCCCGATCTGTATCTCTTGGCTTCCGATCCTGCCGCTTACCAGAAGAAGCGTGAACAGGAAGTCATGGATGCGATTGCATCGAGACCCGGCAAAGTAAAAGTAAACGGCAAAACTATTCCGAGAGTCAGCGATTCCGAAGGAACGGAGAAGGTTTTTAGCGAAGTCAAAACCTCCAGAGCGAAATGGGACAGGGAAGTTCAACAGTCTCGGGATGTGAAAGAAGCCTATGATACCTTTATGAAGGATCATCCTGACGAGAGCGAAAGATCAAAGGCCAAGTTGATTACTGCGGCTGCAACTATCGCAATGATAGTCGGCGTAGGTGCTTTGATAGCGAGTAGGCCAAAAATAGCAGGAAAAAAACTTATAGCCGAAGAGGAGAAATTCTATCGCACTCCGGGAGCGAGCACGGAAGCTCGTATTTTGACGGAAGAAGGGGAAGTAAACCCTCTTGAAGTAGACCCTACGTGGCTTCAGTTCACAAAGATTTTGCCTGAAAGTGAATTTAAAGGGATTACCGGCGCACGACGGGCTTACCTTGAACATCAGGGTTATACTTTCGCTCGTGCTTTAGGACCAATACGAAGACTATTGGCCAAGGCTACCGGCAAAGTTCGTCATGAGAATGGCATTCCGGTTACTGAATTCCGTGATCTTGGCCCCATGTTGTCGGGGGACATTAAACATTCTCCCGAATGGGATTTGATTAGCACGAAGCACAATTATCATGAAGTGCAAGCAAACTTTGATACTGATCCTCATACCGGTCTTACTTTGTTTCATAAAATAAGGAAGATAGGAGCAGACGGCAAATTATCAAGAGAAGCAGTTCAATCTGTTGATTACACTAACCTTGCCATTGTCGATGGGCGATTGCCTATGAATCCTGCCGACTTAGGAAGTGAAAAGTGGCCCTTTACAAGAGAGCAGGTTTCAAAATGGGGTTTTGAGGTTTTTAAAGGAGAGGGAGGAGTTGAGCATTGGGGAATAAAGGGAACTTCTAAGACCACTTCAGGTTTAGTTAAAGAAGCAAGTGAGGAAGTGGCGGAAGTGAATGAATATTGGGAAAATAAAGCAAAACAATGGCTTGCAAAAAGCAAATGGGAACTTGGTTCTGAAGGCGAGAAAAGAGTTGTTAAGCTCAATCCTATTTTAAGTATGACGGGTGAAAAGGGGAAGCCAAAGCAATTCCAAGTGCGGGTTTGGCCTTCTGAATTGATGCGAAAAAGAAAAGCGGGACAAATAGCCCAACACAAAAAAGCTGCCGATAATCTTAAGACTTATCACCAGTGGGCTTCCGAGAAAGTTTTGCCTCAATTAAGCGGTAGAACGCTCGCGGCTCTTACTGCTACTGCGGGCGCAGGCGCTCTCGGAGAAACCGTTTATTATTTCCAAAGCGACATAGAGCGGTTTTTAGGGAATTACAAAAAATTTAGAGAAGAGCAGGATACTTTTGAACTCCCGAAAGAACCCGGAAAAAAGGGCAACTCTGAAGTTGAATTACAAAAGGCGAAAAATAGATCGATAGAGTTGGAGATCAAAAGAGAGAAAGAGACGCAGAAAAGAGATGCGGTTAAATTCGCCGTAGATGCTCAAAGAGAACAATATGCTAAAAAACTCGTTGAACTTGGAATAAGAAGAAATTTAGAGGGTGTCAATAGGACATACGCCTTTAAGCCGGAAACAACCTTTGCGAGAATGGATGCATTAGGTTGGCTTGATAGCGACGAAAAGAAAGCGGAAGTGTTAAAGGTTCTTAAGGGCGATGATGTAGAAAAGAAGATAGACTTGCTCGAAAGAATTGATGCCCTTTATGAAAAACTAGAAGCAGAAGGGGCATTTAAGGGAACCGGGAAAAAGACGGGCACGAATAAGGGCGCTTCCCTTGCTGACCTTATTGACAAAGCCTTTGGGGTCAAGGGATACGATGCCAATAAGCCGCAAATGACTCAGGAAGAATTTGAAGATGAAGTTATAACCCAAGCTGCGATGGAACTTGCAAAAATGATTTCCGATATTTCTCAAAGTTGTAAGACGGTAGTTGAAGGTAAAATGCCCGGTTCTTCAGGGTTTACTTCCTTGAACAATATCGTAACGGAAATCTATGCATTCATGAAAGATTCGGTTAAGCACAATGAAGCGAACGGAGTAGCTAATGCCTAAGCCTAAGAAGAAAACAAAAAAACAAAAAATAACTACTAAAATGATCGGTAATCTTGGGTCCGACATTGCTATTCCGGCCGCTATTACAGAGGGAAATGCTCCGATGGGAGCAAACAATATGGCCCCTCAAACAACTGTCTCGAATTGGCCCGCTCCCGAGTTGTGGTATGCGCAAGGGAGAATGGCGGCTAAGAAAGCCTATTACGAATATATTAATGTTCTGAGCCAGTATCTCAACAGCACGGATCTCGATCCCAAGTTGAGCGCTGCCGGTCAATTAAACAGTCTAGTCGGGTCCATGCTACAAGGTGTAACACTTGGCCTGGATGCCCTTGAAAATATACAGCGGAAAGTCAGAATAGGGGACCAAGCGGCCGTCATGCAGAAAGCGGTAGTGACGGACACGCTTGATAAGTTACTCAAAGTCATTTGGACTCATAATTTGGCTGCGGATAAACAACTCCCCGGCCTGGAGATCCAATGCGTAGAACCTGCCGTAGTTTCTCGTCTTAATCATGTAACCGGTGAATGGAAAGTAACTGATGTCGGAATCGCTTTATCGAGCGCGGCCGAAGCCGAATCGCTTTGGAACGAAGCAAGCCCTCAAGCCCCGAACGATGCGCCTATCGAGTCGCCCGGAGAGCAAGGACAGGGAAGTTACTTTGAATTCAGCGGAGAGGAAGAGCCCGGAGCAAACGAACTCCCGGAAGACGAGCAACCTGCGCCTGAAAATCAGGAAGCAAACGATTTTGTAAATGTGCCCGATGCCGGTGAACCTGATGAGCCCGGTCAAGAAGAATTTGAATTGCCGGATATGCCGGAACAAGAAACTCAAGAAGAGGAGCCAACACAAGAGGCCGCTCCCGTGCCTGAAGAGGAGCCTGAGCTACCGGTAGAGATGCCACAAGGAGAGGAAGACATTCCCTTCGAAAATGAGGAGGAAGATATGTCACTCGTAGAACGATTCCAAGCTCTCCTTGCGGAAGATCCCGAAAAAGCGAAAGCCCTTTTGGATGAGGCGGAAGCGCCGGTTGAAGAGGAAGCGCCCGTAGAGACTGCGGAAGAGGCTCCTGTTGAAGAAGAGGAGCAGGAAGCTTTCAATCAGCCGGAAGAGCCCGAAGAGGAGGAAGAGACTCCCGTAGAAGAGGAAGAGATTGAGGAAACTCCTGAAGTAGAAGAAGTCGAAACGGAAGATGAGGAAGATCCCAAAACGGCCCTTCTGTTAGACAAAATCAAATCGCTGGAAGAGCGTCTGAATGCCCTTGAGGGTGATGAAGAGGAGCCGGTAGAGGAAGAGACGGTTGAGGAAGTTGAAGAGCCCGAAGACGAAGAAGAGCCCATATATTGTATTCACTGTGACAGAGATGTCACTCAGGCCGATATAGACGCTTGCACGGAAGAGGGATGTCCCTTTAAACAAAAAGAGGAAGAAGTGATCGAGGAAGGGCCCGTTCAAGTAGAAGAGAAAGGCTATAAGCCGCCTTCAGAGAGTCATCTCATAATGCTCGACCACGACGATCACTGTGACTGCCATACTCACAAGATCAAAATCAAAGATTTTACCGGAGTAGACGGCGATTTTTGCGTGACCTGCAATAAGATGCTCAATTACTCATTCGATCAGCAAATATGGAAAAGCGAAGATGCTCAAAAATGGGTCAAAAAACAGTTCAAGATACAGAAAGAGAAGGACAAGACTCCTGTGGAAATTGTCGCAGAAAAGATTGACTGTTTGAGCGATACTGTTTTAAAAGCGTGGCTAGAAGATAAAAGAGAAGAGGTCGAAACAAAGGAAGCCAATATGGTCGAATTTGATAGCGACGAACTTCTGAGCGCATTCGATAGGATTATTGCGGAAAGATTTACTAAACCCCTTGAATCAAGGCTTGAACAGCTTGAAGCATAGACAAATATAGGAGATGGAGAGATATAAAATGCCTGATGATAACAAAGCAAAAAAGATGAGCCTGGAAGAACTCGATAAGATGCTCCAGGATAAAGTCGATGCGGTGGCCGGGACGATTACGAAAGGTTATGAGGAACGATTAGGTAAGTTGGAAGCGGTTGCTCCCTCCGTTACTACCGTTCATACGGCCTCTACCGGTGTAGTTGATGACGGCAATCTTGAGGAAGTCGGAAAGGACGTTTATCGTCTTCCGGGCGGTTCCGTTATCAATGTGAAGGGAATTTGGAAAGCTACCGGTAAGGGCTACATGAGAGGCTCCCACGGAGTTTTTCAATCTTTGGGTGATGAGACCAAAGAGTTCTTGATGGAAGCCAATAAGTCCCTCAAGAAAAGAATGCCTTTCTTGGTAGAAACCAAGGCGCTCGATATATCCGACGTTATGCGTTCTACCGAGGACGCAGGCGGTGGATTGTTCGTGCCGGAAGATTTTCGTTACGCAATGCTACAATTCGCTCCTCCCGGCACAATAGTTTGGCCGAGAGCGCAAGTTTGGCCGATGACCGGCCCGAATATTAAATGGCCTCGTTTGGTTCAGGATCTTACCGAGGGTGAGGAAGAATTCTTCGGCAACATGATCGTAACGTGGACCGAAGAGGGCGGTGAGAAACCGGAAACCCGTCCGCAGTTCGATATTTTGAGCCTCGATGCTCATGAAATTTCGGCCTACACGGAGATCACGAACGTTCTCATCGAGGACAGCGCGATCAATCTCGGTAACTTGCTCGTTCAACTCTTCCAGGGCACCTATTGGTATCAGACCGACCGTGAGTTCCTGAGAGGCTTCGGTAACACCCGTCCGTTGGGTGTATTGAACGACCCGAACATTGGTAGTGTTGACCGAGTGACCGCAAGTAGGGTCAGATATGAAGACTTGCTCAATATGAGCACGGCATTGCCGCCTATGTTCGATGCGGGCGCATGTTGGATGATGTCCAAAGCGTGTTTTAATAGCCTGCGTAAACAGAAGGATGAGAACGGCCAGCCCGTGATCCAGCTTGGTCTCGGATACAATGATTTTTCGGAAGGCGTGGCCGGTTACGTCCTGGGTTATCCGGTCGTGGTGTCCGATTATCGCACCGCACGTCTCGGCTATAGAGGAGACTGTGTGTTGGGCGACTGGAAACATTACTTTATCGGTGAGCGCACCGGTATAACCGTTGAAATGTCTCGACAGGCCGGTGAAGTCTTCAGACAGAACCGAACCGCCTTTAGAGCTTCCGGCCGACTTGGCGGCATTCCCGAACAGCCGAAAGCGTTCGTCGTGCTCGATGACACGGCCGATGCGAACCAGAGCTAATCAATTTTGGAGGTATATATAAATGTTACGCGAACTTCTTTCTGATATTCGGCCGTATGTAGGGATTGCCGGGAACACATTGAGTTCTGGAAATACCATATACACGGCTTCCGTTTCTCCGCAACCTGCGGCTGGCATAGACACTTGGCAGGCCGGGAAGACTCTTTTCCGCAACTTGCTCATTTGCACTAACGTAACGGCTCTTACTGCGGGTTCTTTGGAGATCTCACTTTACGATAGTCTTAACCCGATTACTACGGCGAACGTGGCATCGGCCCCTTATAAAGCGGCTGATCTTGCTCCCATTACCGCAGTCGGTTTCTATGTGGCGGAACTCATTTTCGAGCACGTGTTCGATGCGAGTTTGGCTCGTTGTATTGCCGATGCGGACAATGAGAACATCCGCAGGTATCATTCGATTAAGGCGGTTGCTACTGGTGGGAATGCGACCTTCGATGTCATTTGTCTGTATGGACAGAATCGACGCAATTTCCCCACTCAGCCGACCAAATTGGCTACTACCTGGGTTGCTGCTTAATCACCGAAAAGCCCGAGTTTGACTCCTTTCTCGGGCTTAACCGCTCCCTTGGCCCACTCCCTCCCCCCATGAGGCCAAGGGAGTTTTTTATTGACATTATTTTTTTATTCTGTCATTATCCTTCTCGAAAGAATGGAACCATCTGCAATTAGCCCCTTCGAGGGTGTCCATACCTCAGAGGGGATTTTTTTCGCTTGATTTTTCTCCCTAAGTAACTTATGACACTCAAAGTTTTTCTTAAAGGGAGGAAGAATGGAAATCAAACATGATCCAAAAGTAAAGATCAAATACATAGAAAGTTCTCTTGCCGCTCAGCACGGTTCTAAACCTAAAGAAATGGGCCTATCGTTGGCTCGTAAATATGTTCAAGAAGGATTGGCCGTCATTGTCGGCAGCTATCCGAATCTGAATCTTAACCCTCCCGTCAAAGAAACTCCCGTCAAAGAAGACAAAAACCTCACAAAAATTTCATGGATCACAACCGCATATGTGGATAACGTCTATCATCGAACCGCCGAAGAGTGCGGCTTTCAGATCGAAACATATACCGCCAACGTATTTTCTCTTCAAAGACTCATCCAGGCGAATTTGATCATTATCGACATGCCCTTAGCGGCCTACGGGCAGAACCAACTCAATCAAATCAAAGGTATTTTGTTCCAAAGGAAATATCCTTTTGTGTTGAGAATCGTCAATTCAATTAAAGGCTTCGATCTTCAGCAGTTTCTCATTAGCGCAAAGTTGGTAATTTTCAAAAGCCAGAATCTTTTTGATAAGGTCTTGGACACTTACAATGAGTCGTTTGATGATTGGTTCATCGAGGGCGCTCATCCAAATGGATACGACTTTTGGAAAAAGTTGGCTCCTGTGGCTGATTTATATAACTCCGGTCACATGACCGGAGTTCCAAGTGGAAAGAATATCATTTTGCAGAGGGACGATGAAGATGATTAAACTCGTATCATCTGTTTTTACATACGACAAGAATGAAGAATACGCCAAGTTAAGTATTGAGCATTATGAAAAAAGTCTTAAATATTTGAAGGCGCATTCTGATGTTCCAATTCAAGACGATCTTCTGGTTATAGATTTTGGACAGTTCGATTCGAGATGGGCGTGGGTTTCGGGGCTAAATTCATATAGCTGGAAGCCGGGGGCAGGATTCGGAGCCAATTGGAATTCCGCTAAGCAATTTGCTGAATTTTTAGGTGCCGACTATCTCTTCAACTTCAATGACGATGCCTTTATTAGTGAAGAATTTCTACTTAAAGGAATTGCTTGGTTGGAAATTAATTCAGACATAGCAATTGTAGCAGGTATTCCAAACAGAGGTGGTCCCGGTTTTGATCATGAGATAGGCGGTTGGAATATGCCCCTAAGTATGAAAGAAATTCCTCAACCATTTGATTGCTCTTTTGATGTTGATCCCCTTGATCGTCTATGGTGGGAAGCTGCGGCTTGCGTTTACAAAATGGATGCGATTCAGAAGACTGGTGATATGGACATAGAATTTGATCGATACGGCGGTGTAATTGGGGACAATGATTACTTCATTCGCCTGATCAAAGATGGCTACAAACTGAATCGCCTTGGAACTATGCGTTTTTTTCATTGTCGAGGGATTACCCAAGACGCTCTTTATCGAACGCCTATATCCGGTCAAATGGACCCTTTACAAAAACAGGCTTTTGATTATCTTTGCCGCAAATGGGGAGCGGGTATAAAAACTCAAAAATGGGAGGATCTCTACGAAAGGCCGTTCAATAAAAAGGGAGAAGAAGAGGATGTTACTGACAATCTCAGTGCTGCTATATAGTCGGGCCGATATTACCGAACAATTTCTGAAAAAACTTGAGGCTGTCTTAAATCAACGGGGGGACGTTGAGGTTATTCTCAGGAACCAAACGGAGCATTTAGATGACCGACAATCTGAGGATGCTGTTTTTAAATGTGGTCTGAGAAATCTAATTTATGTTCCTTCTAACAATCTTGGCTTTAACAGAGGCCATAATGCCAATTTGGCTTTAGCTAAAGGTGAATATTTTGCCGTTCTCAATCCCGATCTATTCCTCAAAGATAATTCAGTTTTCGACAAGGCGATAGAGGTTCTCAAATCAGATCCCAAAGTCGGGCTTGTCGGCCTGGAAGGCGCTCCGTGTTCGTTGATTCTCAACGCTGCCGGGGACTATATAGATGGCAGAATCAGTAGAAATGTTGACTACATCGAAGGCTCTTTTTTGGTGGGAAGAACGGAAGAATTCAGAAAATTCGGTTTATTCTCCGAAGTCTATCATAGAATGTATTTCGAGGATGCCGACCTGAGCCTAAAGTTCAAACAAATGGGCTACTCTTTGAAGCTTATTTCCTCTCAATATGATCATCTCAGGAGCCAATCGGTTAATCTTGTTCCGGTCGATGAAAAGCTCAGAATTCAGAGAAACAACTCGAATATTTTCAGAAAAAAATGGAGCCGTTATTTGGCGAATCCGACATTTACCAATCGTATTTTGGTCAAGATGAATTCGGTAGGGATTGGCGATATTTTATGCGCCTTAACACCGGTTCTTGCAGGCTTAAGGAAAGATTATCCGACTGCGGTTATCGAAGTTGCTTGTCCTTTTCCCGAATTGTTGATTGGGAATCCCTATTTGAGTGAATTATACGATCTCAAGAGGGAATATAAGCGGATCTACGACAGGGTAATCGATATTAAATTGAATTACGCTTCCAGGGAATTGTTGGCAAAGGAAGCGGAGCGATTCTGTTGCACGAAACTGGATTCGTATTTGCCTCAAATTTTTCTTATGAAGAATGAAATAGATGCCGGAAGAAATACGGTAGAGGGCCTTCGGGGTGACAGTGAGCAAGTAGTTGCCGTTTGTCTTCAGAATGACAGGCCGCAATGGCAAGGTAAAAATTGGCCGAGAGAATATATAATCTCTCTTATTGAAATGTTACAGAGTTACGACGTGAAGGTCATCGAACTTGGCAGAGGAGTTGAAAGTTCCGGTATAGCCGATTTGGATCTGGTAGACGGGACTTCCTTGAGAGAATTCTGTTCAGTAATTGCAACCGTTGACAGCCTTATCACAATTGATTCATTGGCTCTTCATGTAGGGCAGGCATTTGGAACGAAGACCTTTGCTCTATTTGGAGCTACGGACCCGAAAGCGTGGATAATTGATTGGTTAACTGTGTTCCCTATCTTTTGTGAAGACTTATATTGCATTGGTTGCTACCAAAGGAAAGGTGATAACGGCTTCAACCAATGCTACATGACGGCTCAAAATTGCATGGAGAACCTGACACCTACGATGGTCATGGACCATCTCACTATGGGCCCTGAAGAGCTGCTCAAAAGGAATATAAGATTGTTACAAAAGGAGAGCTGAAAATATGGATCAAGAACAAATAATGGCCGGAATTTTTCTTAAGTTCATAGACTTGTATCGAGAGATCCATGACCACGCATTGACTTCTCCCGATAGATGTTGGCATTTGTGGAGAGTGGCCCGAGATTGCGTGGATGTGCCCGGAGCTATGGTTGAATGTGGCACTTACAGGGGAGGATCTGCCAAATTCATCTATAAATGTCTTTTCCACGATGCGAAGAAGATGTATGTGTTTGATACTTTTGAGGGAATTCCCGGCAGTCAACGTTTGGATGGTGAACACGAAGCGGGTAATTTTACTTCTAATGAACAGCAAGTAAGAACGTATTTGAGTGACTGTGAGCATCTTAAAGTGATAAAAGGACTTGTGCCTGAGATCCTCTATCAGACGATAGCAGATGAGACGTTTAGTTTTGTCTACTTAGATATGGATCTCTATAAGCCGACACTGGAAGCATTGGGTTTCTTTTGGTCGCGCCTATCGCCTGGAGGA